GGAGGAGTCCCGTTCCACCTTTCTTACTTTTGTAAAAAAAGTTTGGCCAGAATTTATTGCAGGTTCACATCATAAAATTATTGCAAAAAAATTTGAAGACATTTCACGTGGAAAGATAAAACGATTAATTGTTAATATGCCACCAAGACATACAAAGTCAGAATTTGCTTCACATTTGTTTCCTGCGTGGATGCTTGGACAAAAACCAAAATTAAAGATAATACAGACTACACATACGGCAGAATTGTCATATAACTTTGGTAGGAAAGTGAGGAACCTGTTTGAGCAACAAGAATTCAAAGATGTATTCCCGACTGTCAGCTTATCTCAAGACTCAAAGGCAGCGGGGCGTTTTACAACTCACGCTGGTGGAGAGTATTTTGCTGCTGGTGTGGGTGGTGCTATTACTGGTCGTGGTGCCGATCTTCTCATTATTGATGATCCTCATTCAGAGCAAGACGCTCTCTCACAAACAGCCATGGATAACGCCTATGAATGGTACACCTCTGGACCTAGACAGCGTCTACAACCTGGTGGTGCTATTGTTGTAGTTATGACTCGTTGGTCTACAAAAGACCTAACAGGTAAGTTAATAAACGCACAATCTAATGAAAATGCAGATAAATGGGAAATTGTAGAGTTTCCTGCGGTTTTAAATGATAAACCATTATGGCCAGAGTTTTGGAAACTAGATGAATTAAAGGGTGTCAAAGCATCTTTATCCGAACAAAAATGGCAGGCACAATGGCAACAAGCTCCAACATCTGAAGAAGGTTCAATCATAAAAAGAGAATGGTGGAAAGTATGGCCAAAGGAACAAATACCACAATTAGCTCACGTCATACAAAGTTATGATACAGCGTTCAGTAAAAAAGAAACAGCAGACTTTAGTGCGATAACAACGTGGGGTGTATTTAAACCCGTGGAACACGGCCCATGGCACATCATCCTTCTTGCTATGCGCAAGGGCCGTTGGGATTTTCCCGAGCTCAAAGAGATCGCACTAGATGAATATAAATACTGGGAACCTGAAACAATCTTGATTGAAGCGAAAGCTTCTGGTATGCCCTTAACACAGGAGCTACGTCAATTGGGAATTCCTGTAGTAACTTATACGCCTAGTAAGGGCAATGATAAGCATGTACGTGTCAACTCCGTGGCTCCTATTTTTGAAGCGGGACAGGTATGGTGTACCGAGGACCGTTGGGCAGAAGAAGTGATTGAAGAATGCGCGGCTTTCCCTTATGGTGATCATGACGATTTAGTCGANTCAACAACNCAAGCGTTGTTGCGTTTCCGTCAAGGAAACTTCATACAATTAGATTCAGACTACAAAGACGAACCACGTCTCGTTGTCGGCATGCAGGAGTATTATTAATGGGAACANTTAAAGAGGCGTTAGAACAAGGGATTATTCCTGTAGCAAAAAAAATAAGTTCTTATTTTAAAGAACCTGTAGAAAATTTAGGACAAGCTGATTTTTTAATAAGAGATCTCATTTCTAAAGGTTTAATTAGAAAAGCAAGTGACCTACTTAATATGTCGCCCGAGGATCTTCGTGCGTTAAGAATGGAACGAGATAGAATATTATTAGAAGCAGAATCGAATAAAGCATTACCAATAACATTAAAACCAAAACCTGAACCAGAACAAGAGACTAATATTGAAGAAATTTTATCAGATGAGTTTGTTCAAGACACCCCCGAACCTTTTGATTTTGCTCAGGATGTGGTTCAAGAGGCTTAAAACCAAAACCTGAACCAGAACAAGAAACTAATATTGAAGAAATTTTATCAGATGAGTTTGTTCAAGACACCCCCGAACCTTTTGATTTTGCTCAGGATGTGGTTCAAGATGCTACTGACGAAATAAAATTAAGACCTCAAGATATTATTAATGCTGCTAATGCTCTTCCAAGCAAAGAAACAATGAGCAATCCTTTCTTTGGTTCTATGTATCAAGACCCTAAGTACATGAGTTTAAAAGACAGAGCAGAGAGTATAAAAAGAGGACTACAAGCTACACCAGAACCTAAAAAAGTTGACACACCTAATCCTGCACAAATGGAATCATTTTTTAAAACACAAGCTGCTGTCGGCAATGCAAAACAAAAATATATATCAAATAAATTTCAATTAATAAAAAAAGAAAATCCTGATGCTATTCCTCAAGACTATCCTAGTTACAAAAATTTTATGATAGCTTTAGAAAAAGAAGCGGATCAAATAAATGCAGAAAACTTAAATAAATTACCTGAAATAACAAGTGCTATTCCAGAATTTAAAATGGTATCAAAAACTAAAAAACAAAGCACCTCAGAATTTAAAGCAACAGCTTTTGAAGAACAATATAAAAATAGAATGTATGCTCTTTGGCAGGATAAAATTCCTGATCTTATTGCTGGTCATGAATTAATGGTAAAAAGATTAATGGAGATAGGGGATAAAAGATTTTTAGAGCAAGTAAAATATCCTGTATTTTTTACTAATAGCACAAGAAACATGGCGCATATTCGTTTAGAAAACTCTTTAGTAAAATTAAGAAATAGACGTATGGAGCTTACTTCAGGAGTAAAACTAAGAAACAGGAATCGTGAAAAAATAAATGAAATTAATAGAATTATAAAGAATATAAATGACGATATGGTAGCCCTTGGTGTAGAAACTCGCTTGTATGACCCTGTATCTAAAAAATTTAAAATTTACGGAAAAGCTTTTTCAAGCCCAAAACAGCTATATGATTCTATACAAGAAAAACAAAATCTAAAATTTTTAGGTTCCCTTGATCAGAAATATGATGTTTTAAATCAAGACACGCCTAAGTATGTTTCCCTTGAAGGAAATCAGTTTGTATTACCTGAAGGATTTGAAGAAGGGGGTTTCGCTTCGATCGAAGAAGTGCTAGAATACTAATATGGCTGATGAAGATATTTTTGATGTAGAGGGTTTAGCTAAAGGACTTATAAAAGGACTTGATACCCCTAAAGATTATTTGGTTGATTTCCCGTTAGGTGTGGTTCAAGCAGGAACTAATATAGCACGAGGAGATGTTCCTTTACCAAAATCTTTTTCTGATGTTTTAGACTCTGACTCACAATTTTACGAAGGGCTTACAAAAGACTCCTTACCTAACGTTCCTGGATTTGAAGAGACTATTCAATTTATGGGAGATTTAGAAAACTCAGGAGGTAATATTGAAGAAGGAGTTGGAATGATCACATCAACTATTGGCTCTTCTGTTGCTCTTGTAAAAATACTTGATCAGATAAAAGCTAAAAATCCTAAATTATTTAAATTTCTTCGTAAGGCCTATCCGTTTTCCGTGGGCCAATTTTATGTAGCCATGAAAGCTCAACCAGATGGTCCAGGCAAAATTAAAAAAGTTCTTAATGCTTTAAAAGGAACACTGCCGCAAGGGTACAAAGGAGACAAAACTGGAAAAACAGTTCTTAAAAAAGTGTTGCCGAGACTTTTAGGTCTATCAGGTATAGGAGGAGCTCTTAGCGCTTTTATGACTAAACCTTTAAATGAAGGGGAAGATGAAGAAATGGCTGTAATTAATGAGTTCTTTACAATGGATGAAGAAGGCAATCTAGTACCAAAACCTAGCGCTTTTGATAAGTTTGTAGAACCAGAGCCAGAACCCTCAGAAGGAGAAAAATTTACAGATGAGTTTTTGTCCAAGGACCGCGGTGCATTATTAAAAGGTGCAGATAGATTAGCTACAGGAGGAGAACCTCAATTAGTAGAAAATATATTTGAAGAAACAGGATCTAACGAACCTGAAGGAATACAAGTAGCGGGTACTATTAAAGAACTGTTTGGTAAGGCTCCTGTATGGGCAGCAGCAGGTGTAGACAAAGCAAAAACCCTTATTCAAGAATTTACAAAGAATGAAAAAAAGAACATGGAGAATATATCCAGTAAACTGGGTACAGAAGCAGAGGTAAATTTTAAAGAAGATATAGATATTCTAGATACGCCAACAGGAGAAACTGCTGTAGGCTCAATTAAAAATAAAAAAACAATCATTGATTCACCTGAACCAAACGAATCTATATTTTACTCGGGCATCGAAGCACGGCTCATGGACCCCAACACACCAAAGACGTTTAATAGTGTAGATGAGTTTTTTACTTTCATGAACGCAAAAGGTGTTTCTCGACCAGAGGTTGAAGACAATTTATTAACTAACTTTTTAGAAGCAGCGAAAAAAACAAACTCTGCTGTTACAAAAAAAGATTTATTAAACATTGTTCGTAAAAGCCCGATGCGTAAAATTCAAACAGTTACGTATGGTGATGCACGATATGGCGGTGAAAAGAGAGCTAAATATGATGGCTATCAAGAACCTGGAGCTTTACCAGGTTCGTATCGAGAAGATGTTATTTTCCTTGATCCTGAAAATATTCCTTTTGATCCAAAGGTATTACCTAAATCAGGACATGACTTTGCAGAAGATTATGTTTTAGCGTGGTCTAGGAAAACAGATCGTAATGCGACATTACCTGTAGAAAAAACAAAACAAGGAATTGAGTTAGCTGTTGATCCTGCTATGATTCGTACACTCAAGCGTAATCAAACAAAACTAAAAAACCAACTGAAAGGCTTGGAAGCATCAGCGTATGAAAAGATACGAAGAGCCGTAGACGGAGATTTAACACCAAGTGATCAGATGAGTGCAAGAATGATTACAGAAAGTGTTAATTCAAGAATAACAGCATTAGAAAATATTGATATGCCACTCGCTACTCAGATACGACAATTTAGAAGTAAAATACAAAATGATAATGTCAAGTTAGAAGAGATGGAAGCATCAACAGTAGGAAAGAAAGTTGTTGTAACTATGGCAGACGAAATACAATCCGATATTTTACAACAAGCAAAAGAAATGGAAAATAATTTACGTAAATCTTTGGGTGATTTAATTGATGCAAGTGCAGAAAAAAGAAGACTAGCAATAGCTCAAGCTGACTATAGTAGCCCCCTCAGAGATATAGACCCCGCCGTTGCAGAATTTTACTTAAAAAATAAAAATGTTTTTAGACCTTTATTTAAAACAGACGAGGACATGCAACAGTTCATTGATGAGTTTGCAAAAACAAAAAATGTTTTTGAAGAATTAGCTGAAGCAGGTCCAAACGCTACTGATGATTTACGAAATAGAGTAAGAGCTGCTTACAAAAAAGAAACAGAATTATTAAGCACTTTAGAAACACAACTATCAGAAGATTCTATAAAAAAACTTTTTCCTAATGTTCCTTTTAAAAACAGAACAGAATGGGGAGAATTAGTTATTAAAAGTGATTTAGCTAACGCTGCTAATTTACTATATGGACCAGATAAGATACCTGATGCTGCACAGTGGTATGCTGTATCTCCTGCAAAATTTATTAAAAAACGTTATGAAAGTATGGGTTTAAACAAAGGTGGAACAAATACCCCTATCGAAGAAAGAAAGGCTGCAAAAGAAGCAGGAAAACAATTAAAAGGAATTGGTGTAGAAGAATTCTATGGAGGGCCTGAGAGTGTTGATCCTAAAGGTAAACACTATACTTCTGTGTTAGAAAAAGCTTTAAAAAGAGCAGCAAAAGAAAATAATTCTGAGTTTAAAATAATAGAAGTAGAAGGCATGGGAAAAGTTTACGCTGTTAAAATTACACCAGAGATGCTACTACCACATAAAACTCATAGAAAAAAAGGAGGGATGGTGTATACTCCCGAAATAATTGATATATTTGAGGCAGCATAATGGCAATTGAGAAACCTTTAGGATTTATACCAGCTCAAGAAGAAGCAATCGAGCAACTAACAGAAATGCAGATTGAAGAATCTATGAGCGATAATAATGTTACAATGATGGAAGATGGTTCTGCTCTTATTGGTGAGCAAGAACAAGTTATTACTTCTTCTTTTGACATGAACATTGCAGAAGTTTTAGACGATGATACCCTTAACCTTATATCTAGTGAATTACGTCAAGCATTTGAAGATGACAAAGCATCAAGGAAAGACTGGGAAGAAACATACAAAAAAGGATTAGATCTTCTTGGATTTAAATACACAGAAAGATCACAACCTTTTCAAGGTGCGAGTTCCGTGACACATCCTATGTTGTCCGAAGCAATTACACAATTTCAAGCACAAGCGTATAAAGAATTATTACCAAGTGGTGGTCCTGTAAATACACAGATATTAGGAAATACTTCAATAGAAAAAGAAGAACAAGCGCAACGTATCAAAGATTTTATGAATTATCAGATTACCTATGAGATGGAAGAATATGATCCCGATATGGATTCATTATTATTTTATCTACCACTATCAGGATCTGCTTTTAAAAAAGTTTACTATGATGATGGAATGGGAAGAGCTGTATCTAAATTTGTACCAAGTGATGATTTGTATGTACCTTATCAAACAACAGACTTTCCTTCTTGCGAAAGAATAACTCACGTTATTAGAAGAACAAAAAATGATATAACAAAAATGCAAGTAGCTGGAATGTACAGAGATGTAAATCTATCTGTTATTGATAATGAAACAGCACTGCAAGAAAAAGAAGCAACCCTATCTGGTATTAAAAAAAGTTATCATGATGAGGACTATCAATTATTAGAAATGCACGTAGATTTAAATATTGAAGGTATTGACAGTGATGATGGAATTAAAGTTCCTTATATTGTTACTATTGATGAAGGGTCTTCTAACATTTTATCTATTTACAGAAACTACGAAGCAGAAGACGATAGAAAAAGAAAACGTCAGTATTTTGTTCATTATAAATTTTTACCTGGTTTTAGTTTTTATGGCTTTGGTCTTATTCACATGCTTGGTGGTTTATCAAGAACGGCAACTGCTG